AGCGACCGACTAGAGGCCGCCCTTGAGGGGCGGCCGACTGAGGGAGCGTAGTGACCGGCTGTCAGGCCGGTCCCGGAGCGACCGGCCCACTACTTCCTTCTCCACTGTAAAGAAGCGCAGCTTCAAGAGCTGCGCGGGGTGAGTTGTCGCTTCACATAATGATCTTGTGATTCACAAGTTTACGGCGCCTGCTGAGGGAGGCGCGTTACAAGTATCCCGATTCGCCCACCGGGCCGGGCGATCCAGTTAAATGAGGCCCGGTTTAGCATGTCGCCTAGGTGGCGACTAGGGGCACCAGGGGTGCCCCGTTACTTTCGGAGCGGCGCCTTTAGGGGCGGCGCCTAATTCTGAAATAGCCCCTATCATTCTTCACCCACTGCTAGGAGATGTCTTGATTCAGGTTCAATGTAACGGCTGCGGGACGCAGGCGTTTACGGATAATCACGCGGACCCGGATGCGGCTCTCCAGTGCCGTGAGGGTGCGGAGTGCTGCGGTGAGGATCATCACCACGGGGGGCACGCTAACCGGACTGGTGAGCCTTGCCGCCCGGTGACGATCACTCTGATGCCGGAATCCATCAAGATGACGATGGCGGGAGGCTGAGATGGCCGCTATCGATCAGGCGATGGTGTCTAACATTCTGAACGCGACACTGCCGTGTGGGACGACTGGTAAGCCGTCGATCGCATATTGGACCGCTGGCGGGCTTAGCACGGCCGGTGGGATGAAGCTGCGGCTCACGTCCACCGACTCTAGCGCCAGTGCGGCTGGTACGACCCTGACCGGGACTGGCTACAGCGACACAGTGTTGACGACCAGCTCGACGGCCAGCTCTGCTGGCTCGGCTGTGACCCTGCCTCACGTGTCCGGTGGCGTGTCGTGGACTAACGGTTCCGGTGGCGCCTGGTCGATCCATTCGCTTGAGATTCAGGACAACGCGAACACTCGCGCCTGGTTCGGGAATTTCACTGGCGACCCGGTGTCTGTTGCCAACGGCAACACTTTTGCTATCGCGCAGGACGCTGTTTCCGTTTCGCTGAGTTAAGGCTGGCCGTTGACGACACGGCTTTTCCTCCGTGACGCCGCATCAAGCCTGGGTGGCTCGGGTCAGAAACTTCTAAGTCAGACACCGGGTTCGGCTTCTACTACTGCGGTCACGAACACGGTCGCCAGCGGTAACAATATTCAGGTCACTAAGACCGCTGCTGGTACGGCGCTGACGTGGTTCACGGAACCGCTGGAAGCGGTTGTGATCAATGGGACGATCACGCCGAACATTCGTGGCCTTGAGTCTGCTACTGCGGCTAACGCCGGGGCCGGTATCACGATTGAGCGCACTGACGGCTCGGGCAGTGTCATCTCCACCATCGTCAGTAATGCGGCGGTCGGCACTGAGTACGGCACGTCAGATGGCGCTAAAACCGCCGCACTCACGCCGACTAGCACGACACTGGCCCAAGGTGACCGGATCAAGGTCACGCTGCTGGTTAAGGCTGTCGGCACGATGGGCGGCAGCCGTACCGTCACGAACTCCTATGACGGTGGAACGTCAGGCTCAGCCGGTGACACGTATGTGACGTTCACCGAGGGCCTGATTAACACTCTCCCGGCCGACTCGGGCCGGGTGCAGGTGGTTCAGGAGTCGGTTGCGGCTTCGTCGCTGGTGATTGATCTTCCGGCGTCTACGACGAGCGGTAACACGCTGATCGTCTTGGTTGCGGCTTCGGGGACGAGCACGAACCCGACTGCTATCACGGTCGATTTCAACACGGCGGCGGATAACTGGACCCAGGACACCACGTTCGGCTCATCCTCGGATGCGGCGATCGGCGCGACGTGGCGTGACTCGAACTGCGCCAGCGGTAAAACGCAGGTCCGGATCACCCTCACGGGTGGTGCGGGGACGATAGCGATTATGGCTACCGTCTTTGAGCGTAACGACCTGGCGGCTTCCCCGCTCGATCTGAATGCTAATTCGGTCGGAACGTCGTCTACTACGTGGGATTCGACTTCCACGGGCACAACGTCGCAGGCGACTGAGGTTGTGTTTGGTGCGGCGTTCGCTACGAGGTCGGGCGCTCAGACTACGATCACTGGGCCTAGTTCGCCGTGGACGAACCTTAACGCCGACTATCCGCTGCTCCAGGATTCGTTTTGGGATCATTGGATCGTCGGGTATCAGGTTGTTAGTTCGACTGGGACGTTTGACTATTCTGGTACGACCGCTGCGGCGTGTGACTGGATCGCTAAGGTTGTCACATACAAGCAGGCGGCTTCTGGGGCGTCCGGTACAGCTTCTCTTACCGGCGCCGGTTCGGTCAGTGTCAATGTAATACAGGGCGCTGGGGCGTCCCTGACCGGAGCTGGCGCCGTGGCGGCCCCTGCGGTACTCGGTGCCAGTGTGAGCCTGTCTGAGTCGGGCTCGGTGGCTGTCACGGTCACCCAGCGCGCAGGGCTGGCCTTGTCGGGCGCTGGCTCGGTCGCTAGCAACATTACCGAGGGTTCTGGTGGCTCGGTGAGCGGCGCCGGTTCGGTCGCTGTGAACATCGTCCAGGGCGCTATCTTGGCGGCTATCGGCGCCGGGGTTGTCACTGCCACCAATTCGAGCAATGTTCAGGGCACTGCTGATCTGACTGGGGCCGGTGCGGTTTCGGTCAACGTCATACAGCAGGCGATTGCGGCGCTGATCGGTGCCGGTGTTGTTACCGCTAACGCTGGCGGCAGTGTACCGGGCACGGGGACGCTAACCGGCGCCGGGTCCGTGTCGGTGAACGTGATTCAGCAGGCTGTCGCTGGCCTGATCGGGTCGGGCCTGGTCACGTCGGCCGACATTATCGGGTCCGGGCTTAGCGTCAGCGAGTCCGGGCATGTGACGGTCAACATTATCGAAAGGGCGATCGGCGCCCTTATCGGCTCTGGTGCTGTCACTGTCACTGGGACAGTGATCAGCCCAGCGACTACCGGACCCGGTTTCTGGCCTTTCCCGCCACCTGTTGTCCGGTGGGTTTACGGCGGCGCTAGCGGTTCCCGGTGGCTGATCACCCCACAGAAACTACGATGGGTCACAAACTTGGCAGGTCAGGCTACTATCTCCGTCCTTTCGACAGAGTATGTGAATGTGCAGGTCACTGCCGAACTGGGTGGCACGTCGATCGACCCGACTGGCCTGACGGTGCAGATGGCTTTCACTAGCCCAGGTGTTGGCCCGGTTAGTGGTGATTGGAAGTCCGCGACGTGGGTTGCTAACACGACCACGCCGGGGCATTTCGCTCAGTGTCTTGTCGGCCCATCGGGCGGTGCTTCGCTCGCTGCCGGTAAGTATGACGTTTGGGTTAAGATCGCTTCCAGCCCGGAGGTTCCGGTTAAACCTGCTGGCAAGCTCGAAATCTTCTGACAACCGGAGGGATCACGGTTGGCTAAGACTAAGACGCTCACTCTCCCAGTTGAGAGGTGCCGGGCTGTTTCTTCCCGCACGGGCAAGCCGTGTAAGAATCGGCCTTTGGCGGGCGGGAACGTGTGTAAGATGCATGGCGGGTTCGCCCCACAGGTGAGGGCCGCTGCGCGCCGTCGCGTCGAACAGTTGCGTGCTTCGGCGTACATTTCCCGTGAGGGATATCCGCCGCTGGATGACCCGCTGACCGCTTTGCAGGATCTTGGCGGGGAAGCGTGGGCGATGAAAGACTTTTTCAACGCCCAGATCGAGGAACTGCGGTACAGCGGGCAGACTGGCGAGCAGATGCGCGCCGAGGTTGTCTTGTACACGCAAGCGGTCGATCGGTGCCTCAAGGTGGGGGAAACTCTCTTGAGGCTGGGTATCGCGGAACGGGTCACGAGGGTTAAGGAAGCTGAGGCTGTCTTGTTCGGCCAGGCTCTTGACCGGATTCTTGACCGGCTCGATTTGACCCCGGATCAGCAGGCACGGGCGGATGCGATCGTGGTTGAGGAAATTGAAGCGATTTCATCTCCCGATCAGGCGCCGTAAAGGTGTCCTGTGCGTGTGGTGCTGGACGTTTTACCGTGTCCGGGGTCATAAGCCGTGTTTCTATGTCGGCTGTACCTGCAAGTGTTCGCGGGTGAAAGGCTACAGTGCCGTCGTCTAACGCGCTCGGCCTGGTCGCGTCGGAACGGAGGAACCGTTCCCTCAACGCTGACCCGGTGGCGTGGTCCAGGGACCGTGCCGGTGTCCACTTGTGGAGCGTGCAGGCTGAGATAGCCCGTTCGGTCGCCCAGAATAAGCGGACTGCGGTCCAGTCCGCTCACGGCGTCGGTAAGTCTTTCCTGGCGGCGGATCTCGCCGCCTGGTGGGTGGACACGCATCCGCCTGACTCTACGATGGTTGTCACTACGGCACCTTCCCTTGACCAGGTTCATGCGATTCTGTGGGAGGAAATCCGTGGGCTTCATGACCGGGCTGGGCTGGCTGGTGTTGTGCAGCGCACTGACCGCTGGCTCGTTGGTGGCCGTCTTGTTGGGATGGGACGCAAACCGCCTGACTACAGTGAGTCTGCGTTTCAGGGTATTCACCGCAAGTATGTTCTTGTCATTCTTGATGAGGCGTGCGGTATCCCGGCCTGGTTGTGGACGGCGGTTGAGACCATCACCACGGGTAATCAGTGCCGTATACTGGCGATCGGGAACCCTGACGATCCGAACAGCCACTTCCGGCGTTTGTGTGGTGAAGCTCCAGGATGGGCTTCCTTCAAGATCAGTGTTTTCGATAGCCCTAACTTCACTGGGGAACATGTACCAGGTGACTTGAGGGAACTGCTCACTAGTGAGCAGTGGGCTCTTGACCGTAAGGCGGAGTGGGGCGAGGATAACCCGCTTTATGTCGCTAAGGTCCTGGGCGAGTTCCCAACGGATCACCCGTGGTCGGTGGTCCGCATGTCTGACTTGTATGCGTGCCGGATCGCTGATGTGCCGAGGACCGCGAGCGAGCTTACCCCGGTGGCACTTGGGGTGGATGTTGGCGGCGGCGGTGATGAGACTGTCATCCGGGAACGCCGGGGCATGGTCGCCGGGCGCGAGTGGACGGAACGGTCCGATAAGCCTGAGTCGATCGCCCGCCTGGTCCTGCACGCCTTGACGGTGACTGGGGCGACACTGGTCAATGTTGACTCGATCGGTGTCGGCGCGGGGCTCGTTGGGGAGCTGCGGAACCTTAAGCAGCTCGGCGCGCACAATGCCCGCATCAACGGCGTGAACGTGTCAGAACGGTCCACCCAGCCGAACCTGTATTTCAACCTCCGGTCACAGTTGTGGTGGGAGGTTGGCCGGATCGCGGCAGAGCAGCGGGCCATGGACTTGGGCAGCATGGAGAACGCCGACAAGACGATCGCCCAGTTGCTTGAGCCGCACTATTCGCATGATCTTAAGGGCCGGATCAAGGTTGAGGCGAAGGACGACATCATTAAACGTATCGGCCGGTCCCCCGACAATGCGGATGCTCTGCTGCTGGCGTTCTATATGCCGGTCAGCTCGGCACAGGAATACTTCGAGGCTCTAATGCTTGGCGGAAGGGCAGCCTAACTAACTTGCGTCGTTCTGTTAGCCGTCGTAACGGCGTTGAGAAGGCTAGCCCTCCCCGGTCGCAGGGCGGTACGACTGCGAGGGATGTTTCCCAGCTTGTCCGGGCGATGACCGGCTATCAGGGTGATGTTGATTTCGCTGCCAGCGGCAGGCCGCTGCCGCGTCCCCCGGCGTGGATGCTGTCCCAGTTCGGCCCCAACTGGCCGCTTCCTAATCAGCCTCTCAACGAGCCGAGGGATGACACCGGGCAGCCGGATCCGCGTATCTATCAGTATCCGGTCGCGTGGAACCTGCAAACGTTCAACGACCGGCCAGTGTCGTGGGACGTGCTGAGGCAGGCTGCTGACAGTCCACTGTTCCGGGCGTGTATCGAAACCCGTAAGACTGAGGTTGGCGCGCTTGACTGGACGTTCAACGTCAATTCTCACTATGTCGAGCAGGTTGCGAGGACGGCCCGCGAGTCACCTAACGAGGTCGCTAACACCCTGCGGAACCGTTTCCATGACGAGATCGAGCGTCTCAACGATTTCTGGGCTTCCCCGGATCGTAAGAACGACTACGATTTCGAGGACTGGATTAAGCTGTTTTTCGAGGAACAGCTTGTGTGGGACGCTTTGGCGATCTACCCACAAAGAACATACGGCGGGCAGCTCACCGACCTGGTGATTATCGACGGTTCAACTATCAAGCCTCTGCTCGATGAGCGGGGCGGTAGGCCGCAGCCACCGAACCCGGCGTTCCAGCAGGTTTTGTACGGTTTCCCCCGTGGCGAGTACACGGCTGACACGATCGACTTGGACGGGCGGCTGGTCATACCTAACGGGTATGAGCACAATCAGCTTGTGTATAAGCGGCGTGTCCGCCGCACCCGGAGCCCTTACGGGTTCAGCTCCACTGAGCAGGCGCTGCTGCACGGGATGCTGTACAACTCGCGTTTCCGGTGGATGCTCTCGGAGTACACGGATGGTGTCATGCCCCGTGGGTATCTGGTGAATGAGGACCCGCAGGCGACCGGCTGGGAGCCTCAGCAGATCCTTGAATACGAGCGGGCCTACAATGACCGTTTCTCGGGGCAGACCCAGGAGCGGATGAGGGCTGCTGTCCCGCCGCCAGGTTACAGGCCGGTGTTCGCCCCGGAGACCGCTGAGCGGTATAAGGCGGACTATGACCTGCATTTGATCAAGCTGGCGGCTATGCATTTCGGGATCACCGCCAGCGAGCTGGGTTTCCAGGAGACCGGGAACTTGGGCAGTTCCGGGTATCATGAGGGCCAGGAAGATATTCTTTACCGGAAGGTCCGGCTGCCTGATATCCGGTATGCTTCCCGGCTGATCACGAAACTGAGCCGACAGTTTTTGAACGCCCCTGGCGCGCTGGAGTTCCAGTTTTTGGGCCTTGAGGAAGAAGATGAGGCGTCCGCCGACAAGGTGGACAATGACCGGGTTGCTTCTGGCCGGATGACGATTAACGAGGCCAGGTCTAGGCAGAATCTTCCGCCGTTCGGTTTCTCTGAGGCCGATGAGCCGATGCTGCAAACACAGCGCGGTGTTGTGTTCTTGCGGGATTCTGGGAAGGTTGCCCCGGCTGGGACGCTGATTGAACCGGCGTCTGAGGCTGGCGACATGGACACCCGGACTTCACCCGGCACACCGGCCCAGAACGAGGCCACCGCTAACCAGAACCCGGCTAAGACTGGCAACCAGGGGTCGAGCACGATCACTGCGGCTAAGCCGAACGCTCAGAAAGAGATCGACGCTTTCGGCCGGTGGGCATCTAAGCCTAACCGTTCCCGTCCGTTTCAGTTCGAGTATCTGACCGTGGAGCTGGCTAAGGAACTGGCACCGGATCTGATTTACGACGATCGGGTGATCCTCAAGGCTGAGACTGCACCCACAGACGGCAGTGATGCCGACCCAAAAGCACAGACCAGCCCGACCAGTGGCCCGCGTGGGAACGTGACCTTGAACTGGTCGCCCTACTCTCCCCTGCCCTAGTCGCTGCGCTACTGGGTGGCGTGGCTATCGGCCCATTGGTGGCCGCGTGGCTCGCTGCACGGGGCGCTGGCGACGTTGGGGACACCGTTGAATGGCTGTACGCCTACGGTGTCTCTGCCGCCCTCGTGGACGCTCTGGCGGCGCTGCTAGAGCGCATCTGGATCGAGGGCTGGCAGCTCGGGGAGGACGCTGCCCGGCAGATTCTTAGCTTGAGTTCGAGTCTGCCCGGGCAGGCGTTGGAGGACTTGCTCCGCCAGCTCGGATACGAGTGGGTTGCACAGATCGCCCGCACCTTGATACAGGGGATCGCGGAGATCCTTGCTAAGGGCGGGACACAGGCTGAGCTTGAGGCAGCGATTCAAGCTTTCCTGTCAAACCTTGACAACGCTAAGCGGATCGTCCAGACGGAACTGACGAGGGCGATCAATGCGGCCGCTACGGCGTTCTACCGGATGGCGAAGATCCGTCTTGTCCGGTGGCTCACTGAGCATGACGCCCGTGTCTGCCCCGCGTGTGATGAGAACGAAGCGGCCGGGCCTTGGCCGTTGGGGCATCCGTTCCCCGCTGGCGCACTATTCCCGCCGCAGCACCCTCGCTGTCGCTGCGCTCTGATTCCTGCCTAGGTACAAGTAAAACGCCCTTTTAGTTGTACCTACATAGTTCACTTACAACAGGAGTTGTACCCTTTGGCCGCTATCCCGGAAGTGAACATTAACGTTCACGTCACCTACGATGACCCCCCGGCTTGGAACGGTGAGGGTGTCGCCGGTCAGGTCGTCAAGTCTGACGCCACCCGGCGCTACACGCTAACGGTCGCTTACCCGGCTAACAGCCCGGACGTTTCGGTAGCCAGGGACGGGCACAAGGATTTCGCTGGCGTGGCTGCGGTTGAGGATGCGGCCTGGGACTACATGGTGAAGTCGCGGAACATCGGCTTGTGGCACGCGGACGGCACCGACGGTGCCGGTGAAGTGGTCGAGTCCTACATTTACCGTGGCCCTGACTGGGCTATCACTGCGGCCGACGGTAGCGAGCAGGTCATTAAGGCCGGTGACTGGCTGCTCGGTGTCCGGTGGAACGAGTCCACGTGGGACCGGATCCAAAAGGGTGAGATCGGCGGGATCTCCGTACAGGGCAGGGCACAGCGCAAGACTCCCAGCCCGCTTGACATGCCTAAGGCGAGGAAGCGCTAATGCCTGCTACTGAGTTGACCGAGATCGAGGCTCTTGAGGTTTCAAGAGCGGACGGTGTTCTGAACCCGGCTAACGGGTTCCCGATCCTGCTCATGAAAGCCGTTGACCCTAACCCGGATGACCCTGATGACGATGACGCGGCTAAGGCCGTCAACGCACAGGGCGGCATTGACGAGGGTCCGGATATCGCTGGTGCCAATAGGGTCATTGTCGAACTGTTCAAGCTGATCCAGTCCGAGGCATCCGAGGGCGCCGCTGGCGCTTTCCACGAGATTTGTGATGTTGCGATGCTCGTGGAAGCGGTCCACGCGATGTGCTGTTTCCTTGATATGGAACGTATGGGCGATGAGGACGATGGTGAGCCCATCGCTAAGGAACTGGCAGAGTTTGTGATGAAGCGTAAGTTCTCGGCGCAAAGGCGCCGGGAGCTGGCAGCCGAGGATAAAGCCCTCCCTGATGGTAGTTACCCGATCGAGAACGCTGACGATCTTGATAATGCGGCGAAACTCGCCCGGTCGGGTCACGGTGATGTTGCAGCCGCCAAGCGGCTCATTTCTAAGAGAGCGAAGGAGCTTGGCGTGCCTAACCCGCTGGCCCATGACGCAAGTAAGGAAACCGAGGGTGTTGAGCCTGAGGTGATCGAGACAGAGACTCCCGCCGAGGAAGCGGTGAAGGACGAGGCTCCCGACGTGGAAGCCATCGTGAAGGAAGCCGTAGCAAAGGCTAGCGCGGACCATGAGGCAGCTCTTACAGAGCTGCGGGACGAGCTGGCGAAGGTGAAGGCGACTCCTATCCCCGGTGGGCCGGTTGTTACCGCGCCTGCTGGTGCCACGCGTGAGCGTGAGCGTGATCAAAACCTGGCTAAGGCCGCGCACTATGAGCGTCTTGCGGGCTTGACCAGTGAGCAGGACATGAAAACGCATTACAAGGCCCAGGCTGCCGCAGCTCGTGAAGCTGCGAAGGCTTGAGTTAGTTAGGGAGTTGTTATGCCATCTACGGCAGAGATGTTTGCCGATGTTGAGCACGATGCTGCGGCTCGTGCCACTCGGCTTGACGAGCTTAAGGGCTCGCTTAAGAAGTCGATCACCCGCAGGGATAAGGGTGTTGACGGTTTCATCACCCTCAAGGAAGCGGAGCAGCTGGGCGTCAACGCTGGTATTCAGCGTGGCGCGGACGATGGTTCCCGTGAGCGCCTGGCGCAGCTTGAGGCGCTGGCGAAGCGTTACGCGGCGATGCACGAGGGTGACCTTGGTAAGGACTTGAGCGCCGAGGACCAGGCTGCGGTGACCGCAGAGCTGGGTGCGCTGAACGCGCTTAAGGATGACCTGGCGAAGGACATCACCGTTGCCAGCCCCGGCAACCTGCACCCGTACGACCTTGAGGCCCCGGCTAAGATCCTGGTCCCGAGGTTCACCCCGCTGCGGAACGAAATGCCCCGCACCAAGGGGCAGGGTACGGCTCGTGAGTTTCGCCGGATCCTGGGTTACTCCAACACGGGTATGGGCGGGGTTCCTAACCTGACTCCGTTCTTCTCGTCTGAGAACGGTAACAACCTGGCTTCGGGTGGCACCACATTTGGTGCGCTTAACCTGGTCCGTGGTGCGAAGATCGCGTACGCGATGGACGTTAAGACTGTCGGGTATGTTGAGCTGAGCCTTTCTGACCTGGTGTCGTGGAAGTCGCAGTTCTCGAACCTGGGGTTTGAGGACAGCCGTCAGCTTTCGCAGATGGCTCTGCTGTGGTCTCACCTGCTGGGTGAGGAAAGGGCGATGCTGTATGGCCGTAGCTCCGGTTCCGGCTATGAGGGTGTCGTTGCTGCGCCGACTTACAGCACTCCGACCAACTCGGCTGCGGGTACTTCGCTGGGTTCGGGTGTTTACAAGATCAAGCTGACGAGTTACACCGGAATGGGTGAGTCGGCGGCTGGGGCAGAAGTCACTTCCAATTCTATCACCGCTGGTGACAAGCTGGTTGTGCCGATGACTTCACAGCCGGTCGGTGCGCTGTCTTACGGCGTCTATATGACTGCCGCTGGCGGTGGCACCAACACTGAGACTTTCCAGGGGTATTTCATCCCGGTCTCGGGAAGCCTCACCATCACGTCTTACACTCCCGGTGGCACGCTCCAGAACGCTACTGACACTTCCGCGTCGGCTCTGGCGTACGACGGCTACCTGTCAGTGCTGACTGACCCGGCCGTGTCGGGTTATGTCGCCAGGGCGGATGTGACCTACGCGGGTAAGACGATCTACAATGCGACCGCTGCTAACCAGGTCGGTGACCAGCCGTGGCAGGATGCGTTCGCCTCGCTGTATGCGAGCGTCTATGCGGACCCGGATGAGGTTTGGCTTGCTGCCGCACAGCGGCGTTCCCTGGCTGACTTCCTGCGTTCGGCGGCTAACACGTCCGCTGCGTACCGGATCTCGCTGAGCGAGAATGACGCGCATGGCGCGAACGTCGGTGCTGCGGTTGTCGGTCTGGTGAACGAGTCGAGCCCGACTGACAAGATTGTGCGTCTGCGGGTTCACCCGTACATGCCTTCCGGTGCGTCGTTCATCCGTTCCGTCACGCTGCCCATCCCGGACAGTCACATCGCGGAAACAACCGTTGCCGTGAACGTCCAGGATTACATGAGCGTCGAATGGGAGCCCATCCAGTTCTCGTACGACGCCAGCACCTACCAGCTTGGGACCGTGGTTCACTACGCGCCTAAGTGGAGCGGTGCGATCGTGGGTCTTACCTGATCCCTTCTACCATAACGGCGGGGCGCCCTTAACGGGGCGCCCTTCCGTTGGGAGGATTCATGAGCAACAAGGACACTTGCCCGCAGGCTAGTCAGGCTGCGGCTGCAACCACGTTCACGGCTGAGGTTAACGACGCGCACATTCGGGGCAGCGTCGAGCTGTCCACTTATGCGCGCAACTGGGGCAGTCAGAACACCGGCAACAAGCTTTACAAGAATGCGTGACCAGACGCACCTTACGTGGTTCAGTCTGTATTGGCTCGGCTGGCTTATCGCGTTCATCGTGCCCGAACTTTACTGGGTGTTCACCAACTCGGCTAACACGCTGAGCAGTGAGGTTTGGTCGATCGAGGGCTTGAACCTGGCTCAGCCGTTCGACATAGGCATGTGGTCATCCACCCACTGGGCCGTGGCAGGCGTGGTTTGGCTCTTGTTCCTTTGGCTGAGCCTGCACCTACCGTTTGGCCTTCTTAGGTGAACGACCTTTGCGTGTGTGACGCCTACGGAATGTGTCCCACCGGGTGTAAGCACTGCTCCGTTTGCGGAGGGGATCAAGTTGAGGGTTGCTAGCCCTGACGGTTTGTGTGTGGAGATCGAGTCCCGTGGAAGGATCCACAACTTCCGCAACGGCGTAACAGACGTGCCTGAGCGTGACGCTAAGGCGATCGTCGCTGCGGGTGGATTCCTGCCATCCATGGCCGGGACCACTAGAGCTGGTATCGGCTACCGCTGTACGTCGTGCGGGTTTGGCTGCTGGTTTCGGCGTTGCTCCCGTTGCGGCGGGGAAGCCGTGAGAGAGGTTGTGCATTAACAGTGCCGGAATACGTCAAGACTGGCAAGTCGCCGGGCAGGCCACGTAAGGACGGCACACCGGCACAGTCTAGGCCGGTCAAGGCTAAGGGACCTAAGGTGACTCGTGCTGAGGGCTTCCTTGGCCCGCAGCCTGCGCTGATCTGTGAGGAATGTTTCCCCGCTGGCTGGCCCGCTGGCTGGTCCGCTGCACCCTGCCAGCACATGATTGCGACGAGGCGGCTTTGACCACCCCGTTCACTCCCGCGATCCTCACCGAACCGCTTATAACGGTTGCAGAGTTCCGCGCTTCCCCGACATGGCTCGACTCCGACAACCTGATCGAGGGCGGCACCCAGGCCGAACAGGACGCGGAATTGTACAACGTCCTGCTGAGGGCTTCCACATGGGCTGACAACTATTGCCGTGGCACTGCGGAACGTCCGTGGTTCAAGGCTCACACGGTTATTGAGCAGTGCCGTACGAGGATCAACCGTGATGGGCGCCTGTTTCTGCATCCTTCCGATAACCCCGTTCGGGATGTTACCGGGCTGGCTTTCGGCGCGGACTTCCAGAACATGACGGTTCTCAGCGACCTTAGCCAAACGTGGGTTGAGGATGGCCGGGGGATCATCGTCTCCATCTACCCTAACCGGGGTTCGTGGGCGGGGACGCTGGAGTTCGGCTCGACCCGTGGCCCTGGCGGGGAAGTGTTCGTCCAGTACCAGTACACCGCTGGGTATGCCTGTACGACGCTGGCAGCGGATGTGACGGCCGGTGCGAGTTCCCTGACCGTTACTGACGGCACCGGGTTTGTCGCCCCGTCTACGGGCCTCCTGGGGGCACTGGGAGGCTCTGTCGCCCGCATCTGGGACCCAGGTGTGGAGGAAGCGGTGAACGTCGCTTCTGGCTACACCACGGGCTCTACTACGGTGCCTCTCGCGGCGGCACTCCGCAACAACCATAAGGCTGGCGCTGCGGTGAGCGAGCTGCCGTCCGAAGTCCGGCAGGCGATCGTCATTTACGCGGTCGCCCTGATGATGCGCCAGGACGTGTCCGAGGATGAGCCGTTCGGCTCTACCCCGTTCGGTCCCTCTCTCCGCCAGTCGGCCGGTCCGCCTGCCGGTGGGCTCGTGCATGACGCCGAGCAGATGCTTAACCCTTACCGCCGGGTGCGTTAATTGCCTGCGTCCACTAGCCGCACGATAGTGCGGGAGGGGATCGCGCAATACTTCGGCGGCACCGGCTACGACTATGACCAGCGTGCCTACCGTGGCACGGGTCCACTCAACAACTATGGGCTTTCGACCGTGAGGGCTTACACGTCTAAGCGGCTGAATGATCAAGACTATGTTCTCGGCCAGGCGATAGGCCGTGGCATGGGCGCCTACATGATTGTTGAAGTTCCCAGTGATGTTGAGCGCCGCGAAGCGCTCGGCGGCGCCACGTCCGGTATCAAGCGGATCGTCTACAAGACGGTTCTTCACGTGTTCCATTTGGCGCATAAGGCGCATTCTGAGGACGCGGAACGGGATGTTGACGAGCTGGCTGAGGCGATCAAGGACCGGATCCGGGCAGACCGCACTTTGGGCGGGGCCGTGTTCCAGGCCGGTGAGACACCGTTCGGTATTCAGACGGAGATTTTCCCGTCCGACTTGACGGACGAGATCACCGGAACCTATTTCTCCATCACTTTCGAGGCGGACGTTCACATTGTCGGATAAATACCAGTATGCGGGGTTCACGGAGCGGACCTACCCGGACATCATCATTCCCGGTGAAGGCAGTCTCGTGGTTGAACCTGGTGACATACGCGAGTTTGAGGCCCCGCCCAGTGATGGGCTTTGGTTCCCTGTTAAGCCTAAGAGTAAGAAAGCTGACGCCTGATGCCTTTCCTCGCTACAGCATACCCAGCATCTAAGCAGTTCTTCGGCGTCGGCAAGGAAGCCACTCCGGGGACTGTTGTCCTGCCGACTACGACTGTCCCGATCGCCAAGGGCGAGCCCGATGACAAGCCGTCGTTCGTCACGGACACGGCTTTCCGTGGGTCGATGGCGACCGACTATAACGAGATCAAGGTTAGCCAGCTCGCGGACTTCGGGCTTAACGGGCCAGTGTTTCTGGACACGGTAGGCCACCTGCTGCTGAACTGTATGGGTGACTACACGGCGACTGGTACGTCCGGTTCGGGTTCTACTACATTGTCGGCGCAGCTTAACGCTGGTGCGACTACGGCGACGGTGGCGGCGATCACCGGGTTCTCTAACGGCCAGGCGGTGCAGGTCGGGATCACGGCGGACGGCAACCCTGAGATCGTGGTTTTGTCTGCGGCGCCGTCAGGTAACACGCTGACTTTCACTAACACGCCTGCCCGGTTCACTCATGCTTCCGGTAAGGCCGTGGCGGGTATGGTGGCGCCGTTCACGCACATTTTCTCCCTGCTCAACTCGGGCAACGGGCAGCCTCCGACACACACCCTCACCCACTATCAGGGTTTGGCTGCTTCGACGGGTGCTAGGCAGTACGGGTACTGGTGTGCCAGCGGGCTCAACTTTTCGCTGGATGCGGAGCAACTGTTCACGTATGACACGAGCGGCACTGGGGTGCTGGGTGTCATCGCTGGTTCCCCACCGACTAATAGTCTGTCGGCCACGATTCCGCAGCCGTCGTGGCGGTTCACTGCCGGTATCGGTGGTCCTGCATCGGGTGGGACGCTGGCGTCTAACATTCAGGGCGCTAAGGTGAACCTTACCCGCCTGTTGAAGCCGTATTTCACGCTGGATGGTACCCCGGATCCGGCGATCATCGCTAGGGCTGGGCTGAGTTCTGATGGGACGCTGAGTGTCCTGGCGCAGGATGAGTCTCCACTGATCCAGTTGCTTGCCAACACTCAAGTCCAGTTGCAGTTGACGATGACTAACGGCCTGTCTGGCGCTAACCTGCTCGCCTGCACTTTCGACATTCAGACCGCCGTCTACAATCAGTCGAAACTGACTGACAACGATCACCTGTTTTATGATGTTGGTTTCAGGGCCGTGGCTAACACGACTAACGTTGGCCAGTCGGGCGGGTATTCGCCCATGAAGGTGACATTGCAGAACGCTATACCCACGTACTAAACACATCGGAGGGATCACGATGCGTGTAGACCTGCCTAACGGCCAGTGGGCCGAAGTTAAGGACCCGGACGAGCTGGTTGAGGATGACCGTAAGGCCGCTCGTAAGATGCTCGATGTCGCGACCGACAGTGAGGGCAACTGGACCCTTAACGCGAGCATGGGTGACCTGATGCGTGAGGGTGTTATCACGGCGGTTGTCACCGCATGGTCGTTCGAGGGTAAGCCTGTTCCGTCGCAGCTTCCCGGTGTCCTCGGTTCGCTTCCCATCAGGACAGTCAGGGCTCTCCGCAGGGCAACCCAGGAGCATTACGACCTGATCTGGGGTTCGGACGATGATGAGGACCCTACGGGGGAACCCACCAGCTAGCGCGAATGCTGGCTGGGGTTCCTTACGATGCGTCTAAAGTCCCGTGGGAAGCGTTCGAGTACACGTGGTTTGCCGAAATGTACGGCTGGACCCCGGACCAGGTGAAGGCGCTTCCACTGTATCTGCGGAAACAGTACAAGCCGGTTTCGGATGTGCTCGCCCGTGAACGTGCCCGCCGTGAACAGGAAGCGATCAATGCTGCTAAATCGAAATGACCCCGTGACTATCTTGTCGCGGGGTCTTTTCTTGCTGGGTGGGCAAGATGCCTGAGATCAGGATAGAGGTTAAAGCTGACCGGACGCTGGCACAGTTGGACCGGATCATAGCGACACTACCGGAGGCTGCCCGCAGGGCCAGCCACAAGGGCGCTGAGCAGATCAAAAACAACGCTCAGCACATCTTGTCACTGGAACACGCACCGGGCACTAAGAGTCCTTCACCGCCTGGTGCTCCCCCGGCGCGGATCACGGGCGAACTGGCGGACACGATCCTCGTTAGCGACATGGGGGACGGTTCGGAGGTTGGGCCAACCGCCCACTATGGCAGGTTCCTTGAGCTGGGCGGCACCCATGAGGGGCATATGCGGTGGTTCGAGGACGGTGAGTGGCATCGTGCGCGGGTGCTGCACAAGGGGCCGAGGCCGTACATGAAACCGGCTCGTGACGCGAGCCTGCCAGAGATACATGAGATCGCCGTTAGGGAGATCAGGGACGCGATAAGGGCAGCTGTCGGCTGACCGGCGAGCCCTGTGGCGATC